AGAGCCAATTAATTGCTCTTTTTGCGTCATTACGAATTTCTGCCCTAGTGTTAGCCAAACCCTCGGCATCTTTAAATTGCTGGACAAGAACGCTGACCCATAGTTTTTCCCACGGCGTTTTTTCGCCTTCATAATATTCAATTTCAAAGAAATCACTTTTGTGTACTGCATCTTGAGATTCATTTCTTTCTTCATATAATTTTGGTTTATGGAAAGTATTCTTGGAGGACATCAGCAGCACCATTCCAGTAAAAACTTTCAGGATTGTGAGGGACTATTTCAAGTAATCCTTTTAAATCTTCTTTTTCAGAAAGAAACGCTTCTAATTGCGTTACTGTTCTTTTAAATGACTTTAAATAATATTCAGGATCAGTTAGTTCTAGCCAAACATAAGGGTCTTTTTGTCGTGTTAAAGCGTATAAAAAGAACACCTTAACTGGCTTACCAGTTTCTTTTTCCATTGCCCTTTTATATATAGAAGCTTGTATTCCATGAGATAACGTCCATTTACTTGGTGCTTTTGCCGTTGTCTTTAAATCAACTATTATATTTTCTTCAGGAAACCAGTAATCTAAAAAACCTATACAAGGTATTGTTCCCAAATCTCCCTCGGCAAATCGAACTGGTATTTCAATTTTATGCTGCTCTCCTAATGTTGGCTGTTTAGGAATGCCAATTGTTCTTATTTGTTGAATAGCTGTCTGAACCATTCTTGACATAATAGGTTCTCTTTTGGCGTATTCATCAGCGTAGTTAGGCATTAAGCAAGTATGCTTGCTAAAATAATCTAAAGCCGTTCTGATGCAGAAATCGATTTCTTTTCCTGAATACAAGGCTTGATCGACACCTAATTCAACGGCCTTACCTTGCCACATTGCATATCCAGCTGGAGTTCTTACGCCACCGATATAGCTTACAACCCATGCGTCTAGCGCTTCTCTTGCTTTATTTACTGAACTAGCCGACAAATGCTGAATGTCGTGCATTTCAAAACCATTTCTATTTGTGTTGGTCGTTGCTTTCAACATTTTCTCCATAAGTTAAGCCATAGTAGGCAATTAAAGCAGAATCCGATCTGCCATCGTCTGATTTCCTAGCAAAGGATTGCGAGTAAGCTGGGAAGACTTCCATAGCACGGCTTCGGCTTCCGTCTTTACCAGATTGCACAAGGCATTTTCTTTGCCACGCTTGTGGCGTGACTAAATTAATTGGCATATCCAAAGCAATAGCTACACCCTCAACTATTCCAGCTGATCTTCCAAAGCTAAACATTGAAGATACGCCTTGTCCAGGTCTTGCTCCAACTCTTTCAATCCAAACAATTCCGTGATGAGTTCTAAGTATGTTTGCCACTAAATGACCTGATACAAGTTTTTTTCCGTTACGCTCAACAATTGGCATATCGTGTATTTCCAAAACGCCGTTGGCAACGTCAAACATTGTTAACGCTCCATGAATACCAATATCGATTCCCCATATAATCATTTTGAAACTTCTTTCGCTAATTCTACCAATTTAATTCCGTTTTCCACCATGCGTCTTGCTCTCCAGTAAGTAACTCTTTCATCGCTCCCATATAAATAGTCGCCATAATCTCCTAGAGCTTCCATAGCTGAAATATAAACATCGTCATCTAATGCTTTGATTCGTATAATATTTGCAAGATGGTAAGCGTGAACGACATCTGCTTTCATAAAATCTTCAGACATATTTTTTTTATGTAGCTTAAATATAGATTTACACCAAGCAATGTCAGACAACTGCTCTCCATTTAATCCATTTGCTTTTTTGGATTTTAATTTTACAACGTTATTTTTCATCTCGATTTATCTCTTCAGTTATAATATAATCGTATAAATCAAATCTTTTGTTATTTTCTTTAGCAATCACAGCTAACATTAATAGAGATTTTAGATTCATTGCGTTACGTCTACGCCACTTATCAACAGCGCCTAACGTAATAGGGTTTCCATTTTTAGTTAAAGCTTTGCAGCACTTAGTCATGCCACCAAATTCTTTTACTATTTTAGATGTATTTAAACTTATATTCATATTTATTTACCATGTTATTGATAGTTGCGTAATTTTGTCTATCCCCAATTGATACATAAATAAAATCATGTGTCTATAACTTTTTTGAAAAAATCGTAATTTATTTCTTATCGGTATTTTTTTAGCTAGACAAGGTTTACGGCTTGTAGTATCTGTAGAGAATGATTTCAACAATTAGGCAACCTCGTTGGATCAGGTTTAAGTCAACGAGAATAATTTAAAAAGGACTTGATAATGCTAAAACCTAGTATATACAAAACAAAAAGAAAACCAAGATGCTTAAATCTGCAACACATAAACGAGTATAAGAGACACCTAGAAACCATGTTATATATGAAGCTTAAATCAACCCAAGAACAAGTGTTTCTTCTGAAATAATTTTAATACTACTATTTTAATAATATTTATTTAGGAAACAAAATGAAACACATAACTGGAAGATCGCCTATAAGTGGTATAGCTACTGATGTAGATTTATCGGTAAGGTCTATAAGAAAGCAAGAATTTGCGAAAAGACTATATGGTCTATTGCAAGAGAGAGATATGAATCAAAGTGATCTGGCTAATAAATCTGGTCTAGGAAGAGATTCTATATCTCAATATGTTAGAGCATTAAACGTTCCATCGCCCAAAAGCTTAAAGAAAATATGCGATGTCTTTGGCATTCAACCAAGTGAACTTTATCCAAACTATGAAGCAGCTGCCGTAGAAGAAGAACTGCCAGAACAGAACTTTAGGGCAATGTCTGGAGACAAAGGATTTATGTGGGTGCGCCTAAACATAAAACTTCCAAGTGAAAAAGCAGTCAAGATTATGGGTATTATTAATTCAGATGACTGATAGGACAAGCTTGGTTACACAAAGCCAAGCTTCTGCTTTGCTAAATGTGTCGGTCAAAACGATCTACAGACTTAGACAGAAAGGTTTACTGCCGACAATAAGCATAGGCAAAAACGTTAGAATAAAAAGGAGCGATATTGAATGGCTGATAAAACGAAAGGAACTAGAGGATTACCCCCTCGATTATCAAAAGAAGATAACAAACACGGATATTACTATGTTTTATTCTCGGAAAAAGGAAGAAACAAAAGACAGAGCTTACGGACAAAAGATCGCTTTGAAGCTGAAACAAGGTTTTTAGGCTGGTTAGAACAACGGCAAAAAGAATACATATCTTTAGCTACAGATGATCCAATTGTTAGAGATTGCATTGATTTATGGCTTACTCAACAAGTAATCATGTTTACCGATGGTGTCCAAACAAGATTTAAGTCAATGGTAAAAAACATAAATGCTTATTTTGGGGATATGACAGTTAGTGAGATAGTCCGAAAAGACTCTATGATTTACTACGAAAAAAGAAAAGCTGGCATATTAGGAAATTCAAAAGCAGCTGACTCAACAATCAGGCTTGAGTTATCAGAGTTGCGAGCCGTATTTAACTTTATGCAAAAAAAGGTAGAGCCAAAACAAAGACGCATTAATAGTGAAATTGTTCCCTATCTTGATATACCAGCAAACTCTCCACCAAGAGATCGTATTGTAACTGCTGAAGAACAAGAGAAGTATATCGATTATGCTTTAAATGGAAATTACAATGGCATTGGTGTTAAGCGTGTTAACAGAATACATAGAATACAAACATTTCTTATTGTAGCTATTGAAACTGGAGCAAGAAAAGGCGCTATATTAGATTTACAATGGCCAATGATTAATTTTGCTAAAGGAATAATTAATTTCTTACCATCAGGACAACGGCAACAACATCAAAAGAAACGCCCAACTGTTCCAATGTCTGATCTGTTAATTAATTTTTTAAAACAATTATACGAGCAAAAGATAAACAATTATGTTTTTGAAAACACAACAGATGTTTTATCTGGTATTGATAGAGTTAATTCTTTACTTGGCATTGAGGGAGTTACGCCTCATACTTTTCGTCATACTTGGGCAACAAGGGCAGCTGAAGATGGAGTAGCTATGGAAACTATAGCAGACTTTTTAGGCGATACTGTTGAAACAATTAAAAAGAATTATTTACACCTTAGTCCTGATTATCTTCGTTCAGCTATTAATAGAAAATAATTCTTGACACATGATTCACATAAAATGTTGGACGTTGTAGAGCCAAAAAACTTGTGTTGTTAACCCCCTAAAACTTGGGTTAATAACCCAACTTGGGTTGTTGATGTCCTCTACAGTCCTCTACAGTCCACTCAAAAAGTCTTAGAAAATATGCAGAATGTTGCCTGATATAGCTTTCAACAGATTCAATTATGGTGCGCTCTGAACTAATTAAAGGTATCAATTTATTCAATGAAATCAATGTCTGTAGAGCAAATCAACAAGCCGACTTGGGTTGTTACTTGGGTAGTTAATCGCTTCTTAATATCCCATAGCCTTTACAGTTCGACTCTTAGCTTTATTCTTTTTACTGTTAGGAAAACCAGCTTTCATGTTTTTATAGTTCTCTGGTGTTATAGTTGACCTTGATGGTGGATTTGAATTTCCAGCCTTACGCTTTTTGTTAATATTTTCGTACAAGCTCATTTTATTTCCCTATTTTAAATTGTTTCTTTTTTCTTCCACGCTTACCAGGTGTGTATCTTTCGCCGTAAATCAATTCCAGAATATCGTTTACTCTAGCATTCTTAAAATCTTCTGACGTTAGCTTCATAAGGATTGGTAATCCTCCTAATGCTGTTGGAGGAGACATAGGAGCGATAGAATATAAAGCTGATAAGATTGGGTTGATGGTTAGATTCCATAATCCTTTAAGAGCGTTATATTCGTTTGATAAAGTGTTTTCGCTATTGTTTATAAAATACTGCGCAATGTATTGTGCATTTTGAGCAGCATATCCACCAGTACCGATAAAAAGATTGGCAAAATCTCTTCTGTATTTTAATCCAGTAAACAATTGATATAAAGGATCAAACGCTCCAGTAAACCCTGATCTGGCAAACGCCAACGGCAATATATAATCTGTAGCAAACTTAATTGGGTCTTTTTTGTTCTCTTCCCATTCACGATCCCAGCGATCTTGATTTAACATTAGTTCTCGCAATGTGGAAAAAATGAGATGTCCAGTATACAAAGTAATCATAGTCGGTGCGACTGTTGCAGCCACATAAGCCGTTGCATCTAATGCAGCTTTCTTTTTTGACGCTCCAAGTTCTTTTGATATGCCATATTCACGGCCAACTTTTCTTGCCATACCTTTTAATACTTTATCCTGAAAAGAATAGATGAATGATGTAATACCATAAACAATTCTTCCAAGAGGCGTTTCTGCCCACTTAGGTCTATCAGCTATTCTTGGGTCTTGGATAGTCTGGTCGGCAAATCTCATTATAGCTACTGACAATTGCATTCCCATATCAGAATATTCGCCAGAGTCGTACATGATATCTTCGTTAGCTGGTAATTTAGTTTTACCTTTTATTCTTGATTTCTTGCGAATTTTAGTAACTTTAAAATCATTAAAGCTTGTTATATAATCGGAGAATTGATCCATATTAGAATCAGCAACGCCAAAATCATTTAATACTTTTTTCGCTTTAAGCTTTGCTCGTTCATTATTTGGATTTTTATATTCGTGAGCCATCTCACTTATAAACTGAAATCCGATTTTTGCTGCTGTTCTACGTTGTGCGTTTGTAAGTCCAGTTAGCTTTGTCTTGTAAAAGAATTGCTGCATCATGCGATTAAGTTTCGGATTGTTCCCAACGCTTCCACCAATTCTATTGGTTAATATGTCGCCTACTTCTGGGTCATCAATAACACCTAATATTCTTGAGAATTGCTGTCTTAATCGAATGTCTTCTGGATTCCCTCCCAGTTTTCTAATACCAGGAAATTCTTGAAGCGTGGTTACAAAAGACGAAAATCCTTTAGCAACACTTTCTGATGTTATTGCAGCTGTAAAAGGTTCTGCTATAGATGCGATAGGCGCTCTGACTAATAATGTAATAGATGTTAAAGCGTGAATATGGTTTGCAGCTGACGCTGCCATATGATCTTGATTTGCAGTTGCTTTACCAGTAATTAAATTAACTGTGCTAGTAAACATTTTAGCATCAGATTCAGCTATGCCAGCAATGTTAAATCCTCTTTGAGTCAAATACTCAATGTAATCATTATATACTCCTTTTGGGACTTTACCATCTGAATCCACTTCAGGAATCTTTTGCTCGCCAAAACGTCTGTTATATTCAGCTTTTCTGGACGCAGACATTATGTAGCTAATAATATTTTCAATTGGATCGCTAACATAAAACTCATCTAACAAAGCATCAGCTTCAGGAGGTAACTTTCTTTTCTTTGTTAAATTACTTGCTGGAGGAGCGTCTAAAGCTTCTCCTACTTGCTTTTCATATATAGTGTTTTTCCATTTTATAGCTGAAGTATCCCCATAAGCAAACTTCATATCACTATAAAATTTTTGATACATTTCCGATATTTCTGATATTTGCTGCTCTAATTCTGACTCCACTTTTTCTAATTCAGCTTGCTCTTTTTCATCAAGACCAGTTGTTTCTTTTTTCTTATTTAATCTTTTAGAAGTTTCATAATTAATTTTTAAATCTTTAAATTCTTTTGATCTTGTAAAATCTATATATTCTTGCGACTCAACTATGCCAAGTTTTGAATCTTGTATAAATTCTACAACAGATATCATTTGCTTTATGTCTGTTGGATTAAGTTCCCCATTTTCGTTTTTAAATATTATTTCATATACTTTTGCAGCTTGTTTTTTAAATTTATAAGGCCTTGCGTTAACCATTTCTAAATCTGGTACTCTTTGCATATATCCAGACTCGGCATAGCCAAGGTCTAATCCTGCAATTCTCATATACTCATAAATGCCATTCATTAATCCACGCAATTGACCAGCAGCTTTTATTACGTTTTTAGGAGCAGAATCAAACGTATCTTGGCTTGTTAAGATCATTCTTAAAAGCTTTCTATCGTCCGTACTCATTTCGTTAATTTTGTTTTGCTCTATAATTGCTGTAAGCTGTAATGAGTATAGCCTTGCTTGCCTTACAGTAGCGTCGGCAAAGTTTCCACCAGTAGCCGTAGATTGCAATTTACCTCCAGCTTGTGTTCCTAAGTTCTGAAACAAGTATTGCATTTCTCTGTTACGAGGATAGCGCTTCATTATGGACTTTAATGCACCTTGCTTTTGGTAGACATACTGACTAAACAACACATCTTCTAAAGCTTCATAGAATCTAGTTCCTAAATTTCTTTCTCTTAATCCTTGATCTAAAAGTTTCTGCCTTTCCTTTTGACGCTCTTTAAACAATTTAGCTTCATTAATTACACGCCTTTGCTCTTGCATCAGGCTTTCTGATCTTTCTTTTGGCAGTTCGTAAAGTTTTCTTACGTCAACTCTAGTATCTTCAGGCAATGTCTTTCCAGTTATGCCATCTCCTAACATTGTATCTTGAGATATAGCGTCCATAAGATTTTGCATTGCACCAAATATTTCCAATCGATCTTGTTCTTTTGGAAATGTTAAGGCCATTCTGGAATCTAATATTTTATTTACATTCCCTGAATTTTGTAACCCCTCTTTAGTAACGCCTAACTGTTCTAACGTAGTTAAGTAACCCTCATTTGTTTTGGATAGAAAATCAGCGTTCATCTTAGCTAAATTCATCTTGTATGTGGTAAAGGCTTCTCCAACTCTTGCAAACATTTCGTGTGGCGATGCCCAGTAGTTTACATCTGATTTATAGATAGGTGCAAAAAATTCTGCGTCTTTTCTAAATTGTGATTTGTCTACAGTTCGGCTTGAGGCTTTGCCACCAAGAATAGCTTCTTTTCTTTTTATTAATTCTTTTATCTTTTTAGCTTCAGGTTTCTTTTTAGATATTCTTGCAATCTCATTATCTATTTCTATAAGCTTTTGTGATTCAGACGCTTTATCCTGAAACATTGCTCTAACTAAATTAGCATAAGCTTCTTTTAGGTTTTTAGGTGTATCAGGAAGTACGGCGTTCTTTCCGTCTTTTCTGATTTTGTTGCTCATAAGCTTGCCACTAAAAATATCTTCTGCTGTTAGCACACCAAATTTTTCAACAATATAATGATCTAACGCATGAAACCATTCGTGAGCAAAGCTATTTACTCTTCTTGGAATAGTAATACTTTTTCTTCCTGGGTTGTAACTTCCATAGGCATTTCTTAAATTGTCAACCATATCAAATGTTAGAGTTCCCTCTAATCCAATTGCTTTGTACGGCAAATTAAAGAAGTTAGCTAAAGCTGATAGATTATGATAGCCAGTTAGCAATTGATCAACGGCATCTTTAGTGTTTTTGTCTTTCGATTTAGTAACTTGCTTCATGCCAAATTGATCTACAAACATTTTTTGCAGTATCTGGTATTGACGCTCTATTGGTAGGTTAACAGCTATATCAGGATCGAAACCAGCAGCCTCAAACGCAGAAAAGATTAAGGCTGTTTTGTTTCTTTCTGCGAGTTTATCGACAAGCGTTCCTGGCTTTTCGACTCTTTGGTTTTTGTAACTTTCTTCATTTTCGACAATGATCGCTTCAGTAATGGATCGAATGTCGGCCACTTCCCCATCTTGTTCAACGGCTGCATCTTCTAAGACTTCTTGTTTTTGGTTAGTTCTTTTTTCAGGTCTAGTGCTGCTTCCCTCAAGATCGGCTCTTTGTTTTTGTTCGCTACTCTTAGTAACGCCCTGACTGCTGCTTCTTGTGCCTCTATCGAAGAGTGTTGGGTCTTCTTGTCCATCTGCTTTTCTCCTTGCTAAATCAATTACTTCTCCAACTGTGGTTTCGTCATCGAACATTCCACCAGTTTGTTTTCTACTGGATTCTTCAACGTAAGCATTAAGAAAATCAGTCATATATTTCTGTGATTTTGCTCTTGTTAACTTATCGTTGTAAATCCCCTTAATAAGCATCTTAACCAAAGGATCAATTTCTGCAAGCATATCTCTTTGATTTAATATATCTGATATGGCTGTTCCGTTCTTTCTAGCTGTAGAAACTCTTTGCGCCATATCTGTTATTTGTGGGGTTATATCGTATTTAGCGTCAACTTGTCCACCAGCAATATCTGATTTTAATTGAGCAAACTTAGGTGCAGCTGAAAGCATTGCGTTGGAAATAGCTTTAATATTATCGTCTGTACTATCAAGCATAGTTCCCAAAGTGTTGGTATCTTCATATGCTGACGCTAATATTGCATTTTGTATTCTTAACACGCCCTCTCTTGTTATTGCTCCATCTTTAGTCATTGTGTTCTGTTCATTTAAAGAAACAACTTTTTGTATAAATTGATTAACAAATTGTCTATTTTCGCTTTTAGTTAAATCTCCTCCTTGATATTGAGAAACTAAATCAATTCCCATATCCTTTGCATCTCTGACTGCTCTTTCTGTTGCGTTCATAGAGGCTATGGAATCTTTGTTAGATAAATTTGCTAATTCTATTAATTCTTGATTTGTAAATTCCCCATCTAAAACACGGACTACAATAGGTATTTCGTTCATATTGTTGCTGAAGCTTTCGTTTGTGTATTCATCGACAGCTTGTGCGTATTTTTTCCATTCAGCAGGATAAGATGCTAAAGCTTTTTTCAACATCAAAACTCTTCCGTTGCCTGATATAATAGTTCCATCTGTTGAAATAATCGGCGCACCAGTATTTGTTGTAGGAGCTTCAAGTAATTGTTTTGGGTCTAATTTAGCTGCTCTTTTATTTATTTGTATTTCTGATTCTTTTAAATCCCTATCTCTTGGCTGGAAATCCCCACTTGCTTGTTTCAGCTTGTTTGCATCTACCACCATATATCCTACTGAAACTTCTTTTTCCGATCCTGGAGTTCTTATTTTTTCAAACTTACCCATAAACTTGCCAATAGGCTTAACTTGCTTACTAGAATCTTTTGTCTGTAACGGATCGACTTCAGTTTCAGTTTCTACGGCTTTCGGTGCTGGATCAATCTTAACTGTTTCAGGCCTTGGCTTTGGCTCTGGAGGCGTTTCAACAACTGGTTTCTCGACTACTGGCGTTTCAGCTACTGGTTTCTCGACTACTGGCGTTTCAGCTACTGGTTTCTCAACTACTGGCTTTTCAACAACTGGTTTCTCGACTACTGGCGTTTCGACTACTGGTTTCTCAACTACTGGTGTTTCAACTACTGGTGTTTCGACAACTGGTGTTTCTGTAGTTTGGCTCTCTGACTGTTCAACTAAGGAGGACTCGTTTTCTACAGCCAGAGATTCCTTTTTAGACGGCCTGAAATCAAAGTCTTCTATTTTTTCAGGAACAACTGTTAACTGGGCATTATCTGGGTTGAATTTGTCTATAGCTGTATCTTGAGCAATTTCTTTGCTAGTGTTATCAAATGCGCTATTAAGTTCACGCTCTGCCAGATTACCTTTGAGTGAAGTCCCTACGTTTGTAGCTACCTCTATGCTTCCAGTAGGTATTTCTGCAAAGTATTCTAATGCCATTTCGCCGTAATTAATCTCATCTCGTAATCCAAATATGCTTTGCATAAATTGACCAGAAAATTCTCCAGATGCGCCTAAAAGTCCTTGATTGTTTAATTCAACTGCTGATGCTCCTAATACTCTAGGAGTTGATGCTCCTGACTTTATTAATGGAGATACAAGTTTGCCAGCCAATCCCATAGATAAAGCATCAAACACAGCAATCGGTATTCCATAAGCTAAACCAGATTTTTTTGCTCTTGCGTAAAATTCAGGATCAGAAAGTTTAGCCTCAATAGCTTTGTCGTCTGTCATATCAACGCCAGACTTTTGCAACTCTTCTAAAATAGTATCAGAATAAATATTTCCAAAAGTAACAATTCCTCCACCAGCTGCGCCGACTAATGGATTACCAGATACTGCCGTTCCAGTTATGAAAACAGCTAAACTTGACAAAGACATAGGGAATGATTCCCCAACCACAGATAATACTGCACTAGGATTATTAGAAATTGCGCTTAATATATTTTTCCAGCCTTTTGCTTCAACAATTTGTTTTAAACCATCTGCGACTTCTTTTGGCTGGTTAGGAGATGTCCTATTTAATTCTGCAATAAACTTTATAGCTTGAGTTTGATCTTGCATTCCAAGATTAGCCGATAACATAGCCATTGCTTTGTTTGCCCTTACAAACCCTCTAAATAATGCGTTGTTTGGTAAATTGGAATCATCTCCCTCGCTTACATTACTATCAGCAATTAATTTAATAGCTGTTTCGTTGTCAATTTTAACTTCGCCTTTTTCTGTTTTAAGAGTAAAGTTGTTAAACGATCCCCCAACAAACGATTGATTAGGATTCCTATCAAGTTTTTCCTGACCTTTTGTTGGCTTGCCGTAAAGATC